TGTTCTTGTGTAAAAGAATTTATTTTTGGTTGTTCTTTTACTTCTTCTTTGACTTCTGTTGTAGCTTGAACATTTTGTTCTGCTGGTTCAACAATTTTATTTTCTTCAGACATGTTTTCTCCTTTACATTATAAGTTTACCGCTACTGTCATACCAATCAGGATTGACATAGCTCCATTGATGACGACAATTATAACCACCACGAACTATTAAAGGGTTTCCAGACTTCTTACCTTTCCAACCTCTACTACTCCATAGTCGTTTGACTTCATCAATTGTGAATAGTCCATTCTTTCGTATATCATAACTACCACCTCTTACAAGCCTACAAAAATCTCTAGTAGTAGCTATATTTGACCCTTGATATTTAATATATGTTAACCCAGCATCTTTGGACTTTGCAAGGTTAAGTTGTGCGTCAAATTCTCTTAATGAATCATTTAATATCTGCCCAGCATATCGTTTCATATTTTCCCCAGCACGATCACTAGCAAATTTAGATTGTAATACTTGGATATTGTTGTCTAATTTTTGCCTTAATTTTTTTCCAGCAATAGAATTTCTTCTAACCTTTTTAAGTTTAACTTCATCTTTTTTAATACTATTTACAAGCTTATTAACTTGCTTATCATCTGCTCTAGCATAAATACCATTAATTGTTTGTCTTAAATCTTTTTCTAATTCTACAAATTCTACACTTGTTAATGTAGCTTGGTATATTTTTTCAGTTAATCTTCTAGTCATAGTATTAGATACATCTTTAAATTGAGTAAATGATTGTCTTTTTAAATTAGTAATTAATGTTAAATCAGCATTAGTTAATTGTTGAAATTCTTTTGCTACCTTTATTCCTTTAAATGCTTTTTCAATTCTTTTAGCTTGTTTATTAAATCCCTCTCTTACAACTGTATCACTCCAAGCTAAATATTCCTTTTCTAGAATCGTTCTAATCTTTGGTTGCATTGATACTGCTATTTTTAAATCAAACAATCTACCTAAATCATCTGTGGGTAATGTTCTACCAGCAAGACTTGTTATTTCTTTTTCAATGTTATCTAAAGTTTTAATTAAGGATTCGTAATATTTGGCTTCGGCTAATTCAATAGACCTAATTCTGTAATCTGCAAAATCTTGAATAATATCTGACATTCATTAAACTTCTTCTTCCTCTACCTCTTGATCTTCTTGTTGAGGTTCTTCTTGGGTAAATTGTCCAACTTCTTTATTGGCATCTATCTCATCAAATATATCTCCTAGTTTCTCATCATCATCAACTACTGCTCTTGCTATTTCTTTATCTATTTCTTTATTTAAAGTAGAAGATGGTACATTAACTGCTTTAGCTTGTTGATAGAATACTAAATCACTAGCATAATCTCTTATATTAAACGAATCAGGATAATTAATTTCACCATCAAAGTTTGCATTTTGATATTCTGCGTATATCTTAAATATTTGTTCTTCAGCTAATTGTAAGTTGTCAGCTTTTTCAGATAGTCTAGCATTAAGTAATTCAAATTCAGTTTGTAGTGCTATACCACTTGATACTTGTGTTTTTGTAGTTCTTACTGCTCCTGTGTGTGCTATTCTATTTATTGATTCAACTTTTTTAGTTATTGAGTCCATTATTGAAGTTAAATTTTGTCCTGATGGTTGTAATAGATATGGTTTTAAATTTGGCTCCATTTCTTCAGGCATTTCAATAACAGCACCAGCACCAGCACTAGCATTTACCCCATTTGTTTTAACTAATGATGGGTGGTTTGTTAATCTTATTAATTGTTCTATTTCACTAAATTCATTATAAATTGATTTTTGTAAATCAGCAATATCTGTTAGGTCAGATTGACCAATGCCTCGTTTATGTGACTTTGCATTGTATAAAATAACTGCTGGTATTTTGCCAATCTGATTATCGGCAGTATCTATTAAAATAGGTTCAGTTCCACCATCTTCAACATAAATAGTATCAACAACATCTTCGTGCCAACATCTAAAATATGTTCCATTATTTTTATCAACTTCTTCCCTAATCTTTAAATAATCTAAAACATATTTTCCATTAGGTAATCTTTTGTAATTCCAATCAAAAACATTTTCAGGTGTTACAATTGATAAGTATGGTCTTATGTCTTGATTAAGTTCATCTGCTTTTGTATCAGTTTGTATTTTTGGTTTATCTAATATTAAAAAACACTGCCCATAAATAGAAGCATAATTTTGTGCTTGTTTAATTACAGTTGTAAAATTATTACCATCTAAATCAGCATCTTTTAAAAATGTATCTAAACTAGCTTCATCTGACATAGCACCAAAATCTCTACTAGGTTTTACTCTAAACAAAAATGAAGAATAAATTTGAATAATATTTTTACAATGATTATCGCAAGGTGTGTTAGCAAGTCTTTGATTAAACTCTTGGTCTAATTCTAAATTATATCTATTTAGATATTGTCCCATCATATAATCATAGCCACCATTATAAGAACGAATATAATACTCCCAATTTTTTACATTTTGATCAAAGTCTTTGTGAGTTGTTAATGCTTGTTCTCTAGTGTATGCCATATTACCTTTGTCTTATATTCCATCTTTGAGGTTTAAATGAAGTTGGGTTTGTTATTAGTGGCTTTACTATTTCTACTAAATATCCAATCGCATCATTCATGTGGTCGTAGCCTTCTTCCTTATCAGGAATATTTGTGTTTTCCTTGTATATCTGTCTTTGTAAACCTTTTATCATAGTTTTGCAAGATTGCGATACAAAAATATATCGTTTTCCATCAGCAGACTTTAATCTTGAATTAACTGCATTGACTCTATCTCTAATAGGACTGTGTCGTATTTTACATTTAACATTAAACCCAGCATTTTGTAATATTGTTAAATCAGTTTTACCACCAGCAGAAGTTTTTCTTTGCCTACAAGCTGGGTCAGGATAAACAAAAATTCTTTGCTTACTTCCATATCTATCCCTTATTTCATCTACCATTTCATCAGTATTACTTGAATAAATAATAATTTCATCAACAAAATGTATATTATCTTTATCTATTTGTGCTACTGCGGCACTCATTGGATCGACATTAAAATCTAATCCTATGTGCAAAGGTTTTTTCCAATCTATTTCTTTTGGCTTAACATTATCAACAGCATGAAAGTTATAATATACTGCACCAGCATAATTTTCAAATGTACCCTCAAACTCTTGTCTAAATGTTCTTAAATCTAAATCTTGTTTAGCTTGTTCTATTTCTTCTTTTGAAACTATTCCGCCTTGTAAAGTAGTGAATTGAAAACTATCCCATTCTTTTTCTAGCTTTCCTTTTTCATACATACGATAAGACCAATTACCATATCCTTTAGGAGAGCCACACATTAAAACATCGCCCTCAGTATCAGCAATAGATGCTCTTAATACTTCTGTCCAAGCCTTTTCATCAATATCAGCAAATTCATCTAGTATTAAGAAGTCTATCCCTACACCTCTTAAATAGTCATAGTTCTCACAACCTTTTAATGATATAGTGCTTCCTGTTTTTTTAATTTTAATCTGTAAGCTAGACTCATTTATATTTTCAACCCAATTAAAGTCAGATAGCATTTGTTTTAATTTAGACCATACTATTTCTTTAGCCATTTTAAAAGTTGGTGCTACATACCATATATTTTTTTTAACTTGTGTAGCATATTTCATCATTTCAGTTATACAAAGATAGGTTTTACCAAATCTTCTACCTGATACTAATACTCTAAATCTTTTATTAGATTGACTTACTTTATGCTGTGGGTTTGTTAGAGATATCTTCATAGCAACCAAACTTTATAAATATCTTATGTTTGTTAACCTCTTCTCTTCCAAATTCAACCATCTTTTCATGTGATTTTGTATAGCCATCAAGCATACATTCATATCCATCTTTATAAGAAATATCAAATGTATGAGGCTCAATACAAGTTATTCCTTGGATTGAATAAGAACATATAACCATAGTTAATATAAAATTCATTTTTCATCTTTTCTTTTTTTATAGTATTTTCTGTGAGTTTGTACTCTCCAAGTCCAATGAAATATACTTCTAGATATTTTACCAATCTTATAAATAAACCAATCAATCATAATAATACTCTGTGTCATAAAATTATGGATATAATAACATATCCTTTGCTTCCTTTTTTAAATCTTCAATTTGTTTTGCTAGTTTCTTATTGTCTTCTTTTACTTCTTTAATTTCATCTTCATATTTTAAACACTTATTAACCATCAAGCTATCAGCTTCTTTTTTGGCTTCTTCTACTGCTTTAATTTTAAATAATCTTAATTCATCATTTTCTTTTTTTAATTTTTTTACTTCTTCATATAAAGCTGTTTGAGTAGATTGATATGTAGTTATCTGTGCTTCTTTCATATCAATTATATTTTTTAACTGTATAGATTCTTGCGTTTCATTTTCGTAAGTTTTATCTTCAGCTTTAGTCTGCGTAATTTCCATATTTATCCTTAATAATTTTAACTACTCTCATTCTGCCATTATCATTTTCAATAATAGCATCTACTTCACCACAAGCCATTCTAACATTTTCAGGGTTTACACTTCTTTCAACTGTTCTTTTTGCTTTTAAGCAACTACTCATTTTTTGATCTTGTATATAAGTATGTTCAATTATGCCTCCTTGATAGAACATACATAAAACTATTACTCCACTAATGACTGTTTCCATTTGCCCTCACTTTATCTTTTAATTTTTCTATTTCTTCTAAAAGTCTATCAACATCTTTTTGAAGTCTTGTTATATTTGTTGCGTTATGTCTGCTTTCTTTTATTTCTACTTGCATATCTTCAACATCAGTTAAAATAGATTCGATTAAAAGAAATTGCTCAGAATCCGCAGGCAAAGAACCCATTTCTCCTCTTGGCCATTTAATTCTAAATTCTGTATTCTTATCAACATCTGTAATCATTAGTTTTCCATTAGTTTCAATATGGTTTAATCTTTCAATCACTCCAAAATATGCCCATACTCCTATTGCTACAGCACCTATTATACTTAATAAGTTTTTTAATGGCATATCAATAGATGTATTTTCACTAACTTTCATTATTTACTCCATTTAAAAGTTTGTTTAATTGACTTACTGTTTTTTTCTTTTCCATTAGATATTTCTCCCATTTCTAATGTAGTTGTATCAGGTTGTATATTATAAACGCAACCACCTATAAAAATAAATAAAACTACGAGGATTATCTTCATTTGTTTTTCTTCTTCTTTTTCTTTTTAAACTTTCCATCAATCTTTTTTTCCAATGACGATACTTTTTCTTTAATAAGCACCATATCTGTTGAAAGTGAAAAAGTTCTTGATAAAGTCCAACCACCCAAAGCCAATAAAATTGCCAATAATGCTGTGATAAGTTTTTCATTCATTATCTCCAACTCCTAATCGCCCAATATGCTGGACTTAATGATTTTTGACCTCGGACTTTTTTAAGCACCCCACCCATTCTAGCCATAAATGAACTTTTTCTAGCTGGTATATGTTTTTTAATACTCATAGTCTTTGATCCAAAATTAACTTTTTTAACTCT